GCCTTTGCATTAGTGGAGCCTATTCGCATAGTCCATACGCCGAGCTGCACGCCTCGGACTCCTGTTGTCTGATGAAGTCTTGCTGTCGACCGCCGCGGGCCGTCTGCGACCATTCGATTCGAGCATCGATATTCAGTCGGTCGAATATCTCAGCGTCGGGTTCGATCCAGCCCCAGTAGGGCTCTATTACGTCTTCGTCGTCGTTAATCCAGACCTTATTCCAGCCGGGAATTTCCACCAGCGATATCAGCGCGGCGTCGGCAAAGAACGTAGTCCAGCCACGCTTGGCTGCCAAGCTAACCAACGCCTCCCAATCTCGAATGCGGGCAACGTGGTGCGGCGCGCGCTTGGAGATCGACAGAAGTTCATCCTTGGCGCAATTGATACAGGGCATGCAGCCAACGCGCTTCATGTCCATCTGGTACAGCGGATTGAGTCTGACGCCTCGGCCAATCACGAAATCGACAACCTGCTGCGCGGACCAGGCCGCGATGGGATGCTCAATCATCCAGCCCTCGGCCGCTCTCTCCGAGTCCTTAGCATCCTTGCGGTTTTGGCTCTCGTCGCGCCGAATCCCCCGCCAGCTTGACAGGTCCCAGCCTTCGGCCAGCCGTTCGAGCATGTAGTTATCGAGCGGGTAGCGCTTCAACTCCTGGGTGCAAAACTGCGCTTTCCGACTCGGAAAGCGACCCTTCCAAATGCACAGGTCCAGGAACGGATTGCCGGTGGGCTGTAGAACGCTCAGGGCGCGCGCCACGATCTCAGGCGGTACGCCCTTGCCGGGCCACTTCGTTTCGACGTAGAGGCGCTTGCCGGCGATCTGGCGCGTGAAATCCGCTTTGACTGTGGTGATGGGCCCGAACACCGTCGGCATGTATTCGTAGACATACTCCAACGTGAGTTCATGCTCATTGCCGGTGTCCGCGAACACAAACCTGCAGTTGCCCCGGCCCACGCGGTCCATGGCCAGCAACGCCGTTGCGGTGCTGTCTTTACCGCCGGATACCGAGACCACCGCTAATTGCTTACTCACAGTCTTTTCCCGATTGTGGCTGTCACTGCGCGAAAGCCCCAACACCAGTGATCGCGACTGACCGGCTCCGGCTTAGGCTTCCGCCTACATTCGCCACCACTTGCGGGCACGGGATTCGACACGGCCTCGTGAAAATTTCGACAGGTGGCGCAGGTGTCGGTCACTTGAGCTTCCCGATTCGAATGCAGCCGGCCTCAAACCTCGCCGTGATCGTGCGCAGAACGCCTTCGGCATGCGCGAGGCGAATCTCTTCCTTGGTGTAGCCCTCGATGTGGGTGCGCCCGTCAATCGCGTCATGGCACGCGCTGCAGGCGTCCGCACAGAGCAGATCGTTCGGCTTGATACCCATGCCCGCACCCAGGCTCACGGAGCGGTAATGGGCAGCGACCGTGGTTTCTGCGTTGCCATTGCAGATGGGCAGCCGAACCCGGCACGGGGCGCCGCGGGCGGCTTGGGTGAGAACGCTCACGCGGCCGCCAGAGTGCGCATCACTTCATCGCGTAACATTCCGGGGTCCATACCGCCGACCATGAAGCAAAGCGCTTTAATCGCGTTCTCATAGAACGCATCGAACGCCGCTTGATCCATCGCGGCAAAGCTAATCGAGCCGACGATCTTGACCACTTCGCCGGACTCTCGAATGATGACGTCGCGCGTAATGCCCAGTTTGATCTTGAGTTCCACCAGCAGGTCATCGACGGTCGGCCAATCACCCGCCGCCGCCCACACGGTATTCAAGAGGGCGAAGAATTTGCGATGGTGCGAGAGGTGGCGGGGCTGGGTGACCCCGCACTTGACCACCTTGCCCACCTTGATCTTGCGCAAGATCTCCTTGCCTGCGTCATCCACGGCGGCCAGACCGGCAACGGTGCGGATGAGGTAGAGATCAGCCATTACGCCGCCGCCTGATCCCGCAGCACCGTGAGCTCTTTCACCTCGGCATCGACCTCGGCAAGGAAGTGCATTGCCGCGTCATCGTAGCTTTCCAAGTCGATGTCCTTGGAGTGCACGCGCACCCGGAAGAGTTGCAGCGCTTTCGGCAGCCGGTCATCGAAACTCGCAAAGTCGCACCAGGAGGCGCCTGTCACCCACAGGTTATGGGTCACTTGGGCAACGTGAGTCGAGGGCACGCCGCCAGCCTTGAAGTAGGACAGGTGCGTCGCCGTCTTCGGACATTTCAATTCAATGATGCCATGAAAGTCCGATACGTCCCCATCGAGCGAGCAACCGACCATGATCTCATCGGCGCAGATGAACCCCGTGCGCCGGACCATCTCGCCGGTCGCGGCCTCGTAAGCAGCAAAGGCGATGGGCTCGCAGTCGATCCCGCGCTGCATGGCGGCGTTCACGAAGTCATTCTCCTGCGGCAATCCGGTCAGGCGCTCGGCGGCGAGCTGCAGCCGGTAGTCCCGCCGCGCCGCCGCTTCGCCCGTCTTGATCTTGGCGAGGATGTCGGCGGCCCGCGAGCCAGTGAGCCGGCCGGAGCGGGCCAGGAACCAGGCGGGGCTGCGTTGCTCGTGCTGAACGATGTGAAACTTCATGCTGTTGCCTTCTTCTGGTTATCGACGCCGGTCGCAATGGCCTTGATCGTGTCCCACTTGGTGCCGTGGGCGCTGGTGATCAGATCCCGCGTCGGCTCGCTGATATCGTTCTTCCATACGCGGCGCAACTCCGCTTCGCCGAGCTTTGCGGCATCATTCAGAGCCGTCCAACAATCGTCCGGTACGGGCCTGGCGGCGACGTCGTGGGTTGTCTTATCCGCATCGTTATCCCCTTCGGTCGGGATGCAGAACGCCTCCATGCAGGCGTACTTGTAGCCCGCTGACATGGCCTTATTCGTCGCCTTGTCCGCCGAATCCATCGCCTCACCGACCACGGCGACCACGTGCTTACTGCCATCCAAGGCGCTGATGAAGTCAAACTCCATATCGAGCACCACGTAGAAGAGCACGCCGCCTTTCTGAGTCGCCCGCTCGGTGACATCGCGCTTGAGCACCCGCGGCAGAATGCACAGATTCGCCTCCGCCAAGATGCCATTCAGTGCGTTATAGACATCATCGATGCCGCGGAACTTGTAGCCTTGCTGCTCATTCTTGCGGTCCTTGCTGATGCCCGCTGCACCGATTGCCTTCATCACTTGGATGATCGCCGCATAGACCTGCGGGGCGCCCGATTGCACGGGTTGCGCATCCACGGGCCACTGCTCTTTGACTTGCGCGTTCATGCGGGCTCTCCAGCAACCAGCGTTCTGACCGCCGGCGGCTTCGGTACCTTTTCGAGGATGGCTACGGCCTTATCGAGCGCTTCCTTATAGCCGGCTTCGTAGCCCACTTTGTAGGCCGCCAGATAAACGTCGTTGTTCGCTTTCGCGAGGGCGAGAAGTTCGTTCATGATGTAGGTCCAATTTGTTGTTTGAAAAAAGCGATTGATTCGGCCCGCGGCTCGCCGCGTAACTTCGAGCGCAAAAGGGCGTTCTCGGCTGTCAGCGCTTCGATGAGCTTCTTTTGCTTATCGCGCTCGATGCTCCATTTGAGCGGCACGATGAGGTCGTCGGTCACGTCGGTCATTTGGATTTCCTAGCGTGATACCGCGCTCTAGCCAATGCGTTGTAATACGGCGCTCGTTGTTTGTAGTAATCCGGGTGTTTCTGCATAAATAATTGGTGGTTGATAACTCGACATTGAAGGCAGATTCGTTCGCCAAGTTTGCTCATGGAAATATTCGAGCCAGATAATTCATGACCACGAAAGCAGTGGGTTTTTCTGGCATTAATTGCAAAAGCACTCATTCCACGAAGTGAGTTCTCTTTTGGAGTCACCGGCTCTAGATGCGCGGGGTTCACACAAGCGGGATTGCGACACAGGTGATCCAGTTGAAGCCCTGGCGATATGGGGCCGACGAAAAGCTCATAACTGAATCGATGAACCTGCATTTTCCTTCTCTTCCTCACGGGGTGCCCCATTATTCCGTAGCCTTTATTCTTGGCGAGTCGCCAGTTCCAGCACCCATTGGGGGCGATATCCACGCGGGACATGAGGTATATCGGGTCCTTCGGATTTTTCATCATGGCTTGGTCAACCCGCGTCGGTCGGCATAGACGTTTCTGCCCACCCGCGCATCGAAGTGCCCCAGCTTGCGGCGCTGCTCATCGCGGTACAGGCTCACGATTACAGCGATCGTTCCACCCAGGACTAAAGCGCCGGACAGAGTGAGGAGGAGCGCTTCCTGCCAGCCCATAGTGACGAAACTCATCGTCGTTTCTCCGCCGAACGTCTCTCCGCCGAACGTCGAGTTGAATGCCGCGCGCAGGTACGGCAAACACGCAACGTTCCTCGGATGCGGGCGTTGTCTCCTGACAAAGGATGCCCCCTCTTGCAGTGAGTTTTCAGAGTTTGAAAGACAATCCCGCGAATCGTGTTTTCTCGGCTCGGAACTGGCTCTATGTGCCCGGGATTGACGCATCCTTTGTTGCGACACAAATGGTCGGAAACCAAATTTAAAGGGATGGGCCCAAAAAAATGCTCATACACTACCCGGTGAGCTTTCTCGCGTCGATACCAGCCATATCCATGGCGATCCTTGAAACCGAGCCACATCCAGCAGCCGTTATCTTCAACCTGGGTATAGCGAATAATCACTTCATCGGTGATGTCGGCAGGGAGCGCATTGTGAGCAGGCTTCGTGCAGAAGCGAAAACCAACCGGTGCTGTTCGTGCGAGTTCTTCCGGCCAACCGTGTCTGATGCGAGCAGTAACTGTGGCGCGCTTGATGGGGATCGAGATGCTCACTTCACTCTCCGCACGAGGGGTCCATCGGGCAGGTGCCGCGGCACACCGAGGGTTGACGGCACCAGGGGTAAGGAGGGGTGGGCGTTGCCGAGGCCCGTTTGCGGCGCAGCCTTTCGTTACGCTCATCCTCGGTCTCAGCCCACTGCTGGTCCATGCGCTCAACGTCTTGGCTGGGGTATCTGCTCATACGCCCGATCCATTCGCAACGGCTCGCGCTTTAACGGCATTGCGTCTTGCAGCAGCCAACTTCGCTGGCGTCCGCGTGTTGATAAGACCAGATGCAAAAGCATGTGCAATATTCTGTTTGCACGTACACCATTCCAAGTTCTCGGCTCGGTTGTCTGTTTTCAGCCCGTTGATGTGGTTGATCTGAGGCAGGCCATCGGGATTAGAGAGCCAAGTCAAAGCCACAAGTCGATGAACAAGACGTTGGGAATACTTGCCGTTTTTGCAAAGGCTCAACACCAAATAGCCTTTGTAATTGGTCCGAATCTTCATCCACATTCCGCCATGCACGCGGCCCGTTGAGCCGCGCGGCGCAACCTTTGGATGGGAATAGACGCCGCCGTCGGCTGTGACGCTGTACTGTCCATCGAAACCGGGAATCGGGCGCAGCATCTAGATCCCATCCTTTTCGAGTGCGTTGCGGGCTACTTCTGTTACTGGATCGAGCATCGCGAGCCGCTGCCGCGCCAAGGTGATCAGCTTCTCATCGGTGACCCAGTCGATGGCGTGGCGGGATTCGTCGGCGAGCATGTCAGCCACATCCGCGGCATCGATGTCGCGCTCGTAGGCGGAGTCGTAAAACTCCGTCCTCTCCTCGGGGCCGTCGGGGCTCATAATTGTCTCCTAGGTTCAGAGCAAGCTCTTTCGAGTGACCATCCAGCCTTCAAGCGACGCAAAACTCCGCCACGAGCCAGGCCGACAGATTTTTCGATCTCACGGACCTGGCGTTTCTCGCCATTAACTTCAACGACGGCGGCGGGGCGCTGAACCTTGTTATTCGCCTGTTCTTTGGGGGTGGCCCACCGGCAATTGCCCGGTTCGTAGTTGCCATCATTGTTGATGCGATCAATCTGCAAGCCTGGCGGGCGATCGCCCATGTCGGCGTAGAAGTTTTCAAACTTTAGCCAACGCTCACATACTGTGATGCCGCGCCCACCGTAACGAAGCCAGCCCCTGTCTTTAGGATTGAAGCAGCGGCGCTTCAACGCTCGCCAGCTCTCCGACGCAGCCGTTCCACTCAGCCCATGGATTCGCGATCTGGCTGCGATAAGTTCGTTCTTGAGGCAACCGCAACTGTGCATGGGCCTTCCTGTCCATCTGTTGAGTCGCCTTACGGATACGTTGCCGCAATCACACTTGCATTCGACAAAACGCATCCAATACTTCCCCACCAATTGGCGGGGAACTTCGCGAACGAGGACCATTCGGCCGCTGCGTTGTCCGATCGGTATCGGCTTTTTGCTTCGCCGAGTTCTCACGGCCACACCACGCTCAGCACAGCCAATACTGACCAGGCGAGGGCGGCGGCTACGGCCCATGATTCGAAACGCGCGTTCATACGGCACTCGCCAGCGCTGTTGCCGCGACGTACTTGATACCACCCAATGCCTGCCAGGCCAGTCCATCGGCAGCAGGGCCGGGCTCGACCGCAGCGAGTTCTTGGATACGCCGCAGCGCCTCGGTGAGACGGGCATTCTCCGCCTTGAGCTCGCCGCGCTGGCTGACGCGGGACTTGGGGGACTGGCTGACTGGCATTTTGCGCTCCTGGGGTGACCATGGGAGCTATCCTACGGGAACCCGTAGCGAGAAGTCAACGGTGTTCCGTAGATTATTTTACGATCATGCCGTGGATGCGGGAAATTGCGATTCCGGGCTGCGGGATTGCCCGATTGACGATGCTAGGGATTCATAGCGAATATCGCGGTGCCCCTACACGAGCGCCTAGCACCTAGTGCGGAAAAGGATCGCCGAGGATTTCTAGGATTTCTGGCGCCGTTAGCCAGATCGCCGACTCTTTGCGCCTCGAACGTCGTGGGCAGTTTGCTTCACGCGTGGTTGACGATCCTTAATCGCCCCCTGCAGGCCGGCGGCGAAGTCTTCGAGGCGTATCTTGGTTGGCCCATTCATGGACCGGAATCGCTCGATGAGGCGCATCTCCCGCGGGCTCAGCATGGCTTCGGTCATAGGAGCTGCGGAGTCATCCCCGGTGCGCAAATACTCTGCGCTTTTACGGAGGGCCGCCGCCAAAAGATCGATCTTCCTGCCTAATCCCTGCCGGCCGCTCTCGATATCGCCGATGGTACCAGGAGAGAGGTCGGCCTTGTCCGCGAGCTCGGATTGGCTCAAGCCTGCGTCTTCACGCAATCGCCTGACGCGCTCCCCCGGTGTCTCCCCCGATTTCATGGACGGATTATTACGGAATTCCGTCACGGATAGCCGTTGACAAGTCTCTACGGGAACCCGTAGGCTAGCGCCTATGACGACATGGGCATCGAGAATTGATGATTTGCAGGAAACCGCCGGGCTCACGCTCGCTGAAATTGCCGAGCAAATAGGGGTGGCGCCGTCCACCGTCGGGGATCTCAAGACGGGACGCAGCGCCTCACCTCGCGGTGAAGCGGCCCTCAAATTGGATGCCTTGCACCGCTTGCGCTGCGCCCCGAAGGGCGCGGCCGCCTAATCCCGCCGCATCGATGACACAGGGATTATTCCGTCTCGCGCAACGCAACATAACCGGCTGGCAGTTTTCATAATGGCGAAGCCTGTAATCGAAAAGCTGACGCGGGAGCTTGACCTCTCCCTGCCCGACTCGATCCATGCAGCGCTCGAAGCCGACGCCATCGCCTTCGACAAAACCATGCAGGTTATTGCGCGGGAAATCCTTCAAGAATGGGCTGACCGTAAGCATCGTGCCTACACGGTATATGCGCGCCGATTACTCGCCAACGGGATGCAGACGGAATTGCCCGGTTTCGAGACGGAAGAGATCGGGATCGCACGGAAAGCTCGTAAATGACGCGTGAAACATCAATTTGCGCTGTTCCGCATTTGAAGCTTGCGCGTCAAATCCGATACCCGGCATCGGCTGAATCCGCATGCATCTGTCGGATGACGCTGACGCGCGCCCAAACGAAAAAAGCCCCTAGGAGTTGTGTCCTAGAGGCCTTCTGACTTCTTCGTGGGAGTCGGCCCGGTTACGTGGGCCTTAGCAAACAAAAGCGTAACGCGGTTGCAGGTGGCCGTCAAATTATCTGCAAGGACTTGTGATGCAGCGCTTCGAGCGGCGCGACCTTTCTGAGTCGGGAATGAGAGGGCAAATCGTACATATATGGACCAAGGGACCCTCAAGGCGGGGTATCAGGACTGAGGAATCGCCAGTACGACAACAGCATCACATGTAGACCGACAGCGGTACGCAGGGGCGGGCAGCGTAGATCCATAGGGGTCCATGCATGCTCAAAGATGGGGTATGGCATGAATGATCTGCCGAGTGATTGGAGCGAGCAATTGCAGAGGGTTTATCCGAAAAGATCGGGGCCCAGCGGTTGGCGAAGTATGAAATTGATGTTGGCGCTTCGGCGCGCTTTATTCGATTCGACGTGGGAGCAAATCATCGATGGCTGCAAGAACTACCAAAAATACTGCCAAGCGGGCGGGATCGAAGGTTCGGCCTTCGTCCAGGCGCCTACGCGTTACATCGAAGACGGCAGCTATCTTGAAACGTTTACGCATCAAGCAGCGGAAGACCCCAAAAAGGTCGAGCTCAAACGATTGGAAAGCGAACGTATGCAGCGAGCTGTCGAGCGTGCAATTCAAACAGGCTCGGCACTCCGACCTCATCCGCAAGAACCAGCAGCAGCTTTCGAAACTCGAATCGATCTTGAAAGAACTCATCAACGCGGTGATCGCACTCAGCCCACCGGATTCCCAGCGCAGCCTGACGCGCGTCTGGATGCAGTTGGACGACGCGTTTCATCCCTTGCAGATCGCATGCGGATCGCTAAATGAAAGCGCCCCAGTCTAGGTGGCCTAACCCGCTGGGGCGCTATGGGACAGCCATTGGCGATAAGAGGCGTAGCTGCCTTGGTGAAGCGATTCTACGCGAAACCCATATGCAATCAATGTGTTGCATATCTAATACACCCGTAGGGAGAATCTGACGTGAGCGAATCATTAGGTGAGGCATTGCCGAAAGAGATTGCGCGGGTCCGCGATCAGGTTATTCCGGCCTACGAAGCCATAGGAGCGCCGGGCCGGTTTGCCTTGATCATGATTCGTGCGGACCTTGATCGCGCCTCCAAGGCGATGATCGAAGGCGACGTTGTCGAAATGATCCGGGTGTACGAAGCGCTCAAAGGCACGCACACATGATCTGGCACGCCGACAGCGCCATGACCTACCGCTGCGGGCCGTACCGGATTTACTGGGGCATCAAGTTTTGGTCGGCGTGGATTTTCGACAGCGGTCGGGATAACCGAAAGCTCGGTGAGGGGTCGATGAAGCAGACCATGGGGCTGTGCCAATCGCACGCCGAAAAGGGGAAGGCAGCGTGAGTCGCGCCACCGTCCCGACAATTGGAAAGCGCGGGCGCCCTCTGTCTTTGCCTCGGCGTCGCGTCGCCAAGATCCGGCAATTGGTGGCCTGCGGCGCATCCTATCGGGATATTGCTGCGCGGTTTCAGATCAATCGCGGACTCATTGACCGCGTTGTGAATCATCGCGGCGGTTACGAAAGCCCGTGCAGTGACGTGCGGTGCAAGCTGTGATTCGCCGCTGGCTCAAGGAATGCCCGTGAGCTTCAGGCGTCGTCATTCGCGTCCCGATACCGCACAGGAGCCGATCGTCAAGGCCTTGCGCGAAGTGCCTGGCATGCAGGTGTGGGTGGTAGGGCGACCATGCGATTTGCTCACGCTCTACCGCAAGCGATGGCTGCCGCTCGAAGTGAAGTCAGATACCGCTTCGGCGCGCAACCGGAAGGACCAGGACAAGCAGAAGGAATTCCTGGCTGCAACGGGATGCCCGGTCGTCAAGACCGCACTGGAAGCCATTGAGGCCGTCACGAAGCATGGAGCGACGACATGATGGACACCTTCGAGGAACGCCAGGCCCATATCGAGAAGTGCCACCTTGAGATGCTGGAGGCGCAAGCAAAGGCGGCGCGTAGTCATGCGCTCTACGCAGAGGCCAACTCGATCCTGCAAGGGTTTTGGGCTCACTACAACGCCGAAATGTCGATGCTGATCTATCGCGGCATGTTCGATCCAAATTTCTGTAAGCCCGCGGATTCAAAGGGAAGGGAGAACACCATGGACAAGCTGAAAATCTACGTCGACCCACCTCGCCGCCCTTTACGGCTTCCCCCGGACTACCGCAGCCCCGACAGGTTGAACGGGGAGCGGATGATTGGGGCGGTGGTCATCGGCTTTTGCGTTGCGTGCATGGTGGGGACGGTCATTTGGTTCTTTCGGGGGCACGCATGATGGCCATCGCGCACGACTGGCTGGAGCCGACAGAGACCAAAGACGCGAATGAGACCAAGTTCGTCGACCAGCTCCTGGAGGGCTGGGCGAAGTGGGCGCGCAACACCGGCATTGATCAGCGCCCTACTGCGGCTGGTGACTTATGGCAAATCCAGAGCATTGTTGAGGTCGGCACCTACGTACTCGAACTCACGGATGCGAATTTCGTCCTGGTCGACCAAAAGATTGCGCACTTACCGCGCCGCCTGCATGCGGTCGTATTCGTCGAATACATGGGGCCGGAGCCCTCCGCCAAGGAAAAGGCCGCCCGCATGGGTCTAGCCTACCTCGCTTACCGGCAGCGATTGCACGCGGCGCAGTGGGCGCTTTACGCGAGCCTCATGTACTACATCGAGGACCTGAAACGTAATGCGACTGTGAACGCCGTCAAAAATGCGGACAGATTTCGCACTAAGGGGATTGCGAAGTGCGCACCGAAGGGTATATAAATCCGGCACACTTGACGTCCGTCACCTTCCGAATCGAACAACAATGCGCTTGAGCCTGATACTGGCAGCGATTCTTGCGGGATGCGCCTCACCCATCGGCATTTTGATGTCGAGCCCGGAGCGCCTGCATCAGGCGTACTTTTACGACCTGTGCGATAGCTGGCTGGTGATGAAGGCCCCCGGCGTGCTCGAGGAGCTGCGCAGCCGCGGCATCTACACCGC